GGCTTTTTAGATGACCTTCGAATTACCAACGGAGTAGCGCGTTACACAGCCAACTTTACGGCTCCGACTTCAGCTTTCGCTTTGCAATAGGTGACTCATGTACTCTAAGAACGGAAGTATTCCAAAGGCAGAGACAGACGGTACAGAGGGCTGGATTGAAGTGCCTGATGCGCCTGATGCACCTGAAGGCAAAGAAGTTGTCTGGTGGTATCCACCGGGATGGGTTATTCGTGATCCTATGCCGATGGAGCGTGAAGGCTATAAATGGTCATGGTCGCAGTCGAGTGAGCAATGGGTTGAGTATGCTTTGTTAGCACCTTTGACTACAGAGGACATCCAAGCCTTAGCGAGTACGGACATCTCGGCGTTGACGAGCGGTGACATCTCGGCCCTAACAACATCACAGATCGCCAGTCTATGACGCCTGAATTGCAAAAATACTATGAAGAGCGGTTTTCCATGATGGCAACGCCTGGCTGGGCCGATCTACTAGACGATATTGACAAAATCATATCTACTTTGCAGGATATCTCTACCATTGACGGCGAGAAAGATTTACAATTTAAGAAAGGCGAATTGTCTATTCTGACTTGGCTGAGAAACCTGAAAACGGTCAGCGAACAAGCCTACGAGGACTTAAATGCGCAGGATGTATGATTTCCGCTGTGAAAGCGGCGAAAAGATTGAACGATTTACGACTTTCGAGGAGCAAATCGTTTGTTGTTTGTGTGGCAAGTCAGCCCGCCGCACGATGTCAGCACCGAACTTTAGCTTGGAAGGGTGGTCGGGGGATTTCCCGACAGCGCATCATCAATTTGACCGCAAACACCGTGAAAAGTTAGAATCGGAGCGCAAAGCGAACGGATAAGCAATTTAGCCCCGTTCATGTTTAATCCTGGGAACCAAAAGATGGCAGGAAAAGGAATCACGACATGTTGATAGATAATGACCCCGAGATGCCTAGCGAGTTAGAGGCAGAAGAAGCGAAACTACCCGAAGCAGTATCTGACGCCAAACCGGAGTTACCGGATCGGTACCGAAACAAGTCGCTTGAGGACATCGTTAAGATGCACCAAGAGGCAGAAAAAGTGATCGGACGCCAGGCGCAGGAAGTCGGGGAAGTGCGGAAGCTGGCCGACGAGCTGATCAAGCAGAATCTTGGCGCTAAATCTCAGCCTGTTGAAAAAGAAGAGCCGGAAGTAGACTTCTTTGAAGACCCGAAAAAGGCGATTCAAAAGACGATTGAAATGCACCCTGATGTTCTGGCTGCCCGCGATGCGAGCGCCCAGTTCAGACTGTTGCAGGCAAGGCAAAAACTTGCGCAGAACCATCCTGATTATGAGCAGGTGGTTCAGAACGAGGACTTTACAAACTGGGTGAAATCTTCACCAGTGCGTATCGGCCTCTACGCCAAGGCGGATGCTGAAGCCGATTTCGATGCGGCGAATGAATTGCTGAGTACCTACAAGGAATTGCGTGGGGTTCGTAGTAAGCAGGTGGAACAGCAGGCAACTGCCGCCCGCCAGCAGACGATGAAAGCCGCGCAAGTCGACAGTGGGGGTACCGGGGAGAGTTCGAAGCGAGTTTACCGACGTGCTGACCTTATTCGGCTGAAAATGACCGACCCAGCGCGTTATGACGCCTTGTCTGATGAGATTATGGCGGCGTATGCGGAGGGTCGTGTGAAATGACCTTTTGATACTTAGGAGTTAGACATGGCAAATACCGCATTTAGCCCAGCAAATAGCGTTACCCCAACAACAGCAGCAACCTTCATTCCAGAGATTTGGAGTGATGAAATTGTTGCCGCCTATAAGAAGAACCTCGTTCTGGCCAACCTGGTCATGAAGATGAACTTCAAGGGCAAGAAGGGTGACACCGTTCATATCCCTGCACCGACCCGTGGCTCCGCCTCGGCTAAAGTGTCCACCGACGCTGTAACACTGATCGCTGCAACTGAATCCGAAGTTCAGGTGTCGATCAACAAGCACTACGAGTACAGCCGCCTGATCGAAGACATCGTCGAAGCTCAAGCATTGAACAGCCTGCGTCAGTTCTACACTGCCGACGCTGGTTACGCTCTGGCTCGCCGCGTTGACACCGATCTGGTTCAGCTCGGCCGTGCATTCAACGGCGCGACCGTTGGTACCGACGACTATGCCACTTCGGCATCGTCGACCAAAGCCTACATCGGCTCGGACGGCACCACCGCGTACAACTCGACTTCGTCGAACGCTGCTGCACTGACTGACGCTGCGATCCGTCGCACGATCCAGCGTCTGGACGACAACGACACCCCAATGGACGGTCGTTTCTTCATCATCCCACCATCGTCGCGTAACACCTTGATGGGTCTGGCACGCTACACCGAACAGGCATTTGTGGGTGATGGCAACGCCATCCGCAACGGCGAAATCGGTAACCTGTACGGTATCCCTGTGTTCGTCACTTCCAACGCCGACTTCGGTGCTGGTAACTCGGGCGCTGACCGTATCTGCCTGATGGGTCACCGTGATTCGATGGTGCTGGTTGAGCAGATGGCTGTTCGTTCGCAGACTCAGTACAAGCAGGAATACCTCGGTACCCTGTTCACGGCTGACACCCTGTACGGCGTCAAGGCGATCCGCACGGCGGCCACTACTGGCGCAGCGCTGTCTTCGTCGGCATTCGCTCTGGCAGTTCCAGCCTAATTAAACTCCCCCGGCCACCGGTCGGGGGTTTTCCACCTAATTAGGAGAACATCATGGCAAATGCAACTTCCGTGACCGTTCGGGCTGGCAATGACCAGTTTCGCGGTCTGTACACCAACACTTTTTTGGTACGCGCTACGCTGGATGCCGATAGTCTGGTAGACGGCGCAGGCGATACCGACACCGTCACCGTCCCAGGCGTTGCCTTGGGTGACATGGTGCTGAGTGCGTCGTTGGCAGTTGATGTGGCCGGTCTGATTGTGACCGCCTATGTCAGCGCAGCGAACACCGTCAGCATCCGTTTCCAAAACGAAACCGGCGGCACTGTCGACTTGGCATCCGCCACGTTGCGTTTGGTCGTCGTTCGTTCGTTGGCGTAACACCCAGGGGCTTCGGCCCCTGGCTTCACTTCTGGAGGCACCATGGTCGCGACATTCCGCTGTTTGCAAAGCGGGCAAACTGTTACGTTTACGCTCCAGCACGACATTGACAGTATGAAGGGCCACGCTGGCTACGTTCGTATTGACGACGACGCGCCGGTCGAGGAGTTATCCCACCATGTAGTCATGCGGCCGCCTGAAGTAGCTCGGCGACCCGGACGACCAAGGAAGATGGAAAATGTCTGAGATTGACCCAAGAGAATTCGGCAAGTTAGAAGCCCAGGTCGAGGCGCTGCAAAGCGAAGTTCACGCTATGCGGGGCGACATTAAGCAGTTGCTGGAAATGGCCAACAAATCCAAAGGTGGATTCTGGGTTGGTATGTCGGTTGCGTCTGCCTTGGGCGGCGTGATCACGTTTGTTGCAGATCGACTCTTTATTAAGGGGTGACATCATGCCAATGGTTGACGGAAAAAAGTACCCATACACGAAGAAGGGCAAGCAAGCTGCCGCTTCGGCCAAGATTAGCAAGCTGCGCAAGGAAGGCTATCCGCAGAAACAGGCGGTGGCGATTGGTCTTAGCATGGCCGGTATGGCCAAGAAGAAGGCCAAGAAATGAAGTCGCCCGTCTGGGGCAAGAAGCGGCCTAAAGGTTTAGGGCCGCCCAAGCCATTGTCGCCAGTCAAGAAAACGGCTGCGAAGAAGATGGCCAAGGCAGCCGGTCGTCCTTACCCGAACCTGATCGACAACATGCGAGCAGCGAGGAAAAAATGAAGACTCCAGCCTGGCAGCGAAAAGCCGGTCAAAACCCTAAGGGCGGCTTGAACGCTACAGGCCGCGCGTCTTATAATGCAGCAACAGGGGGAACCCTGAAGGCGCCAGTCAAATCTGGCGACAACCCACGACGAGCTTCTTTTCTCGCTAGGATGGGCAACATGCCCGGCCCCGAGCTTAAGGATGGCAAGCCAACACGGCTCTTGCTCTCTTTGAAAGCCTGGGGCGCATCATCCAAGGCGGACGCAAAGGCAAAAGCTAGCGCTATATCCGCAAGGAATAAGGCGAAGAGCAAATGACCTACTTAGAACTCGTCAACGATGTGCTGATCCGCCTGCGCGAGCAGACGGT